AAATACCACACCTAGCTTTACGACAACCATCGGTGTAGGCAACGCAACACCTTCCACATCAGGCGCAGGTATCACATTCCCTGCCACACAATCAGCTAGTACAAATGCTAATACGCTAGATGATTATGAAGAAGGTACTTGGACAGCGACTATGGGAACAAGTACATCAGGAACAATCACTATTGGTACAGCAAATCAAGGATTTTATACAAAAGTAGGCAGGGTAGTAACTGTATGTGGGCAATTTAACGTAGCTTCAGTTTCATCACCAGTTGGTGAATGGCAAATTTTAGGACTGCCATTTCCAAATATAAATGCAGTTGGTACATCTGAAAATTATTGTTCAGTGTCAATATTTGCAGATGGTTTAGCTGCAACTGCTATTACAGCTATTGAAGGATATATTGCAGGAAATGCCTCTACAAGAATTAGAATGGGGAAATTCTCAGCAGGGGCATTTTCTGGTTGCGCCCCTAGTGTTCAAGCTGGTTCATACTGTTTTATAACTGTAACATATTTTACAACAACTTAACTACACCATATTAGTGTAGTCGGACACAACAAGGAGAAACACAAATGGCATTAACAGAAACAAAGACAATTGACCAAATCACAGTTACGGAAAACGGCACTATCCTATACCGTGAGGCTACTCGCATTTTAAAAGATGGTGCGCAGATAGCACAAACCTATCACCGTAGTTCACTATCCCCTGCATCAGACTTAACTGGCGTTCCTGCTAATGTAGCAGCCATTGCTAACGCAGCATGGACAGAGGAAGTTGTAGCAGCTTATCAAGAACAGGTAGCGAAAGTAGGAGCTTAACATGGCAATAGTTTTAGATGGAACAAGTGGGATAAACACCCCAAATACATTTGGCTATAAAAACCTGCTTATTGACGCTGGCTTTACAATCAATCAACGGGCTTATGTTTCAGGCGCTACGCTTGCCTCAGGTTCTTACGGTCACGACAGATGGAAGGCTGGAGCTAGTGGTGGTAACTATTCTTTTACACAGTTAGCTACAAGCACAACCATTACCATTGCGTCAGGAAAGTCTTTAATTCAAGTGGTGGAAGATAAGAATGTAAACGGCACTAGCTTTGTATTGTCTTGGACAGGCACAGCTCAAGCTCGTTACGCAGTTAATAGTGCAACACCTTCAGGTTCTTATGCAGCTAGTCCTATAGTAATTACTGGTCAAACTGTTGGCACAACTATGAGTGTTGAGTTTAATGAAGGAACATTAAGTAAACCTCAGTTAGAGTTAGGGGCTGTGGCTACATCGTTTGATGTGCGTGACTATGGTCGTGAGTTGATTATGTGTCAAAGGTATTACTGGCAAACATCAGTTACATCAGGGCAAGTTTTATTTGATGTATATAGTCCAATTATAGGTGGTCAATTTAAAGGATTATCTATAGCATCTATGTTTGTTGAGCCTAGAGCAACACCCACAATTACCGTTCCAGTACAAACTGCTGTAAATGTAAGCGGCACTCCTGCATTTGTATACGTTGGTGGTGCTATTCAATGTGGGAGTGCGTCTACTGCTGTAGGTCGTGCTGTTATTATTACCAATGCTGGATTTATTACAGCTACAGGAATGGAACTATAAAATGTATATACTAATAAACAAAACAATGGTTCAACGTCTATCAGACAACGCAACCATTCCATTTGACCTAGCAAACACAGACTACCAACAATACTTAAAATGGCTAGAAAAAGGTAACACACCTGAGGTTGCTGACTAATGGAAAAATTCATAGCTAAAGTAAACGAAATATTAAGCAAGTTTTGCATCGTGTGCAAAGTGCCTTGTGACAAGCAAATGCATTTCCTATCAGGTTTCATCATTGCGGCGGTATTAACACCGTTCATTGGCGCGTACTCCATCCTAGTGGTGGCTGTAATTGCAGCCTTAAAAGAGATTTACGATGCACTACATCCTGACAAGCACACCGCAGACATTTGGGATTGGGTAGCTACGAGTTTGGGTGGTGTTTTAGGTATGCTAATAATTACGTTACTTTAAGAAGAAAGAAATACTAATGATAAATATAGACCCAGTTGAATATGGCAAACTAATCTCAAAGGTTGATTCCCTTGAGAAAAAGATTGACAAGATGGAAAGTGCACTTGAGGAACTACTTGCCTTAGCTAACAAAGGTCGTGGTGGCTTTTGGGCTGGTATGATGATAGCATCTCTTGTAGGGGCTGTTATATCTTATATTTCTAGGTACATTGTAGGACACTAGATGCAATTAACACCTCACTTCTCTCTTGCTGAACTTACTACAACTAATACTAAAATAGATAACACACCTTCTAAAGAAGTCATAGAGGTATTACGCACAACTGCTTTCTATATGGAGAAAGTAAGAGAGATACTAGGCAATGTGGCTATCACTATCAATAGTGGTTATCGTAGTCCTGATGTTAATCGTAAAGTAGGTGGCACTAGCAACTCGTCACACACTTATGGCTACGCTGTAGACTTCACAGCCTATGGTCATACTCCACTTACTATATCTAATATCTTAAGTAAAAGTAATCTTAAGTTTGACCAACTGATTTATGAAAAGACTTGGGTTCATATATCATTTGACCCTCGTATGCGTGGGAATATTCTCACACTCAAGGGTAAAGGTAAATATGTAAAGGGGATTGTATAATGTGGTCTGTCTTATTTCCAGCTCTACTACCAGCTTTAACAGATGGTGTTCGTGGTATCTTTGCTAAGTTTACAAAAGGAGCAGGTGGCACACCTCAGAATGTAACTGAGCGTATTCAACTTATGCAAGCGGAAACCGCTCGTTTGCAAGCACTAGCAGAGATAGATAAACCAGCAGGTGAACCTTCTATGTGGGTGAATAACCTAAGGTCTAGTTTTAGATATATATCAATAATTATTATTTGGTTAGCAACGGTAGGTGCTGTATTTACTCCTTCAGTAGCTGAACCTATTACTCTAATTCTATTAGATTTAAGTGGAGCTTGTATGTCATTTGTCATTGGTGAAAGAATGTATTTAACTTTAAGGAAATAATTATGCCAATTAAAAAAGGACAAGAAACTTTTGAAGGGTATAACAAACCTAAACGCACACCAAATCACCCAACTAAATCTCATGCTGTTTTAGCAAAAGATGGCGACAAAGAGAAGTTGATTCGCTTTGGTCAACAAGGTGTGAGGGGTGCAGGTTCCAATCCATCTACTCCTGCTGAAAAAGCTAGACAAAAATCCTTTAAGGCTCGTCATGCAGATAATATTGCCAAAGGTAAAATGTCTGCTGCATATTGGGCTGACAAAGTCAAGTGGTAAGAAATAGGTTGACAAATTGTATCTAGTGTGATATAATTGTATTATAATTAAAAGGAATATAAATTGACATACTTAGAATGTGCTTATGTGTATTGTCATATGCGTAATGATACTAATGAAGTTTTTTATATTGGTAAAGGAACAGGTAATAGGGCTTATAACAGTAATTCAAGAAATGCTTATTGGAAAAATATTGTTAAAAAGGCAAATGGCTTTACTGTTCAAATTATAGCAAAATATTTATCACATAAAGAAGCTTTTAAATTTGAAGCTTTATTAATTTCTAAACTTTTACCAAAAATAAAATTAGCTAATTTAAATGCTGGTGGAGAAGGTGGTGTAAATCCTTCAGAAGAAACTAGATTAAAAATGTCTTTAGCAAAATTAGGCAAACCTCAAACAAAAGAATTAGTTTTAAAAAGAACATTAGCTAGAGCAAAGAATCCTAGTCCAAAAGGTTATAAACATTCTAAAGAAGCTAATGAAGCTAAAAGTAAAAGAATGACAGGTGTAAAACGAGATATATCTTTTGGTGAAAGTATCTCAAAAGCTAAACTTAATAAAAACTTTAAACATACTCAAGAAACTAAAGATAAAATATCTTTAACAAAAAAATTAGCAAAAGAGAATAAATTATGACCTACCTTGAAGTATGTAATAGAGTTTTAAGACGACTTCGTGAGAACGAGGTTACTACTGTCAATGAAACTCCATACTCCAAACTTATTGGGGATTTAGTGAATGTTGTAAAAGTAGAGATTGAAAACTCTTGGAATTGGTCTGCTCTACGCACAACACTAACTGCCACTACAACTAATTCTTTGTTTAACTATGTGTTAGTTGATTCAGGCACTCGTTTCCGTGTATTAGATGTTGTAAATGATACAGAAGATGTATTTATGGAAGAACGCAGTAGCCGTTGGTTTGATGAACAGTTTTTAATGTCAAGTGTTCAGCACAGCGCACCTATCTATTACAACTTCAATGGCGTAAATTCTAATGGGGATACTCAAATAGATTTATATCCAATACCTGATGGTGTATATAATATCCGTATTAATGTAATACTCCCTCAACAAGAGTTAGTAGCCGATTCCACACAAATACAAATTCCAGCCAATCTTCTTGTAGAAGGTGCTTTAGCTCGTGCAATTAGTGAGCGTGGCGATGATGGTGGTTATGCTGAACAAGAACAACGCTATCGTTCACTTGCTGCCGATTTAATTGCTATTGAAGCTTCTATTAGACAAGATGAAACTATTTGGAGAGCCTATTAATGGCAGGGGCTTTAAAAGCTCTTAGCAATGCCGCACTTGGCTTTCTTGGGTTAAACACTCAAGAGAGTGGTGTGACATTAGAGAGTGGGTATGCCACAAAAGCCATTAACTGTATCATTGACAAGTTTGGTCGTTTAGGTAGCCGCAGGGGTTGGACACCAGTTACTACAAGTAGAGGTACTTTAGGTTCTACTACTTATCTAGAATCTTTATTTGAGTTTATTGATATAGACCTAACAGCCACTATTCTCTCTTGTGGTGGTGGTAAGATGTATAGTGGTTCTACTACACTTACAGAACTTCCAGTTAAACAAGCAAACCAAACATCAGATTTAACTATTACTTTTACTGGTAATAGATGGCAATTCTCACAACTAGCAGAAGGTGCTGGTTATGGTAATACTATGTATGGATTTGCTGCTCAAACAGGCAATCCACTTCTTGTATACCGCAAAGCTAACCATACTGGTGCTTATATTTGGCAACGAGTAGGTGATTATGGTACTAAACCTACAGGTGTATCTACCTTTGACCCTGACTGTTCCCATACAGCCTTTGGTCGTCATTGGGTGGCAGGTGTAACAGGTGCTAAGACAACAGTTTATTATAGTAAATTATTAGATGGTGCGGCTTTTACAGGGGTAGGTTCAGGTTTAATTGATATTGAATCCGTTGTTGGCAGTAGTGACCAAATTGTAGGTATATCCTCACATAATAATTATCTTATTATATTCTGCCGTAATAACATTGTAATTTATAATTCACCAAACGACCCTACTAATCTAACTCTTGCTGATGTGGTTACAGGTGTTGGATGTATTGCTCGTGACACCATACAACAAACAGGTACAGATTTAATATTCTTAAGTAATAGTGGTGTTCGTAGTTTTAACCGTGTTACTCAAGAAAAAAGTATGCCAATGCGTGACTTGTCAGCTAATGTGCGTGATGACTTAGTTCAATATATTTCAGGTGAAATATTAACAGAAGTTAAAAGTGTATATTTTGAAAGAGATGCGTTTTATCTCTTGGTATTACCTTCACTTAAACAAGCATTTTATTTTGATTTACGCCAATCCTTAGAGAATGGTGCGGCTCGTGTAACAACATGGGAAAACTTCTTACCTAAAGCTCTTTGTAAGACAAGGGATAGAAACCTATTGTTAGGTATGGCAGGTGGTATTGGTAAGTACTATGGTTACTCTGATAATGGTTCCTCATATCGTTTAGAATACTACACTTCTAACATAGATGCTGGTGAACCTTTTAGTCTTAAGTTTTTAAAGAAAGCTAGTGTAATTATAATTGCTGCTGGTACACAAGATGTTGTATTTAAATATGGGTTTGATTATAAAACTACCTATACAAGTAGAACATTTACAAAAGATTTTATTGGTGGTAGTGCTGAGTATAATATAGCAGAATACAACGTAGGGGAATTCTCTACTGGTATTGCTATTAATGATATTGTTATGCACCTAGGTGGCTCAGGTAAAATATTACAATTTGGTGTGGAAGTTCCAATTGAAGGTGCTCCAGTTAGCTTACAACAACTAACAATCTATTTGAAAACAGGGAAAATGATATAATGTCAAACTATGTAAAAGCAACGAATTTCTTTACAAAGGATGCCTTGCTTACAGGTAATCCTAGTAAGATTATTAAAGGTGCTGAGATTGATGATGAGTATAATGCTATTGCAACTGCTATAACTAGTAAAGCAGATACTACTTCTCCTACTTTTACTGGTACTCCTATAGCTCCAACTGCAGGTGCAGGTACTAACACCCCTCAAATAGCAACAACTGCCTTTGTTGTAGCTGCTTTAGCTTTAATGTATCCTGTAGGAACAATCTTTACTTCTACTAGTCTAACTAATCCAGCTACATCCCTTGGTTTTGGTACATGGGTAGCATTCGGTGCTGGTCGTGTATTAGTTGGTGTTGGCGGTGCATTTACTGCTGGTGCAACTGGTGGTAGTGCAGATGCTGTTGTTGTAAGCCATAACCATAGTGTAAGCTCTAGCTCAAGTTCAAGCGTATCAGACCCAGGCCATAGGCATGTATTTGGCGCAGATGACCAAATTGCATCTCAGGGTGGGTATAACACTGTTGGCGGGTTTCCATACGATGCTAAGTCTGGCGGCGGAGGCGGCGGAGTTCACTTACTTACCAAAAATACTAGTTTGGCAAATGCAGGGGAAACAACAGGTATTTCAGTAAGTACTTCAACATCAACATCTATAACCGCAGCTGGTGTAAGTGGAACTAATGCTAATTTACAACCGTATGTCGTAGTTTATATGTGGCAACGCACTGCTTAATGAAACATCCAGTATTAGTTAAAAAAGACTATACGGTTTATTTTGAGTATGTTGATGATTTCATAGCTGTTCATTGTGATGTGCATAGATGGAATAAAGAAGTAAAACGAAATTGGTTAAGAGATAGTTTTTATTTATTTGCTTTACAAGAAAAACGAATATTTGCTTTTGTAGATAAATCTGACATTAAGCTTTATAAGTTTACAAAAATGAATGGGTTTAATATTTTTCAAGATGAAGTATCTACAGAAGATGGGACTAAGATAATGTTTATATGGGGTAAATATAATGGGTAAATTAGTTAAAGGAGTTACTGGGGCACTAGGTGGTTTTGCCACAGGAGGTTGGGCTGGTGCGGCTGCTGGTGCTCTTGGTGGTTTGACATCAGGTGGCGGTGGTAAAGGTGGTGGTGGTCAATCCCCTCAAGCTGCTGGATTTACTCCATATAGCATTAAATCAGGTATTGCTACTTCTACAGTTGACCCTACTGCTAGAACAGCCTCTTATACCCTGACCCCTGAAATGCAAGCGTTCCGTGACCAGTATTTTGCTGGGGCAACAGCCGCTCTCCCTTCTGCTGAACAAACAGCCTATGCTCAACAAGTATCGGATTATGGTAAGGGATTGTTTGGACGAGCAACAGCTATGGATACAGGGACAATGACCCAAGATTATTATAATCGTCAACAAGCATTACTTGAACCATCTCGTGCTCAAGAATCAAGTCGTTTAAACGATTTACAATTTGCTCGTGGAACTACTGGTCAAGGTGTTGGTATGGGTCAAGGTTATATTAATCCACAACAATTTGCTTTAGCTCAAGCTCGTGAACAACAAAACGCTGCTCTTGCTTTAAGTGCTGAAGACCGTGCTCGTGCAATCCAAGGTGAAGATTTACAACGTGCAGGTGCATTGTATGGCTTAGGTCAATCTTACTTAACAGACCCATATAACACAGCTAATCAACTTTTAGGTTATGGTATTAATCTTGAAAATCTTGGTGCTAACACTATGGCTCAAGGTTTAAATACTGGTATTAGTGTTGGTCAACTTGGTAATCAAACTGCTGCTTACAATGCTGATATAAATCGTGTAAATTATTTACAAAATTTAAATACCCAACGAGCTAATCAAGCTGCTTGGGATAGTGCTGGACAAGGCTTAGGTAAAATAAATTGGAGTGGTTTGTTTGGTGGTGGTCTTCCTTCTACTGAGGGTGTACAAGCATATCAACTAGGGCAATCTTCCTATGTAGACCCAGCTACCTATGGTGGTCAACGCATGGCTGGTGTATTTTACTAATAAGAAGGAATAATTATGGCTGAAATAGTACAAGGATTATTTGGGGTTTCCCCTGAGCTGTTTAAACAACAGCAAGATTTACAGTTTCGTGCTCAAGCATTAGCTGAAGCTCAATTAGACCCTGAGCAAGGTATGATTTATGATGCGGCTATTCGTGGTAGGAATATTGGTAGGGCTATTGGTGGATTGTTAGGTTCAGAAGACCCAATGCTTGCTAGACAAACAAAAGAAAATCAATTATTACAAGAAGTGCAATCCTCTTTGTCACCTGAAGATATGCGTGACCCTTACAAATTAAGTGCTGCTGTATATGAAGCAGCTATGGCAGCTAATTTACCTGAACTAGCTAATAATGCTTATCAGAATTTACAAGTGGCTCAAAATCAAGCTATTGCTCAAGGGAAAGAAGCTGCTCAAACAAGTAAATTTATTGGTGAGGCTTCTAAAGCTTATCAAGAGGCTTTGCCTAAAATCGTACAATTATCTAACAATTTACAATTAGCTAAAGATTCTAATAATACACCATTAGCAAATAATATTCAATTAGCTATTGATAAAGAAGTAGAGAAAAATAAAACTTCTATTGAAAATCGTATGGTTGAGTTAGCGGATAAAAAAGCTTTAGGAACTATAACTAATGCTGAAATACAAGAGTTAGATTATTTAGATAATTTTAAAACTAAATTAGCTAAGTCAGGTGCTTCAACTGTTCAAGTAAATACACAAAAATCTATTGCTGCTGAAGCAGGTGCGATACTATCTGCAGAACTTCCTGCTGCAAATGCTTCTGCTGATGCTATTGTTGCTGTAGGCGATATTCGGAAAGCCATTAGTTCTAATAAAGTAATTGTAGGGCCAGGAGCCTCCTTAAGAAAAACCTTGGCTCAAGTTGCTCAAGTATATGCTGGTGGTACTAATGATAAACAACTTGCAAATACGCGTTCTGCAATTCAAGGTCTAGCAGACTTAGCTTTAACAGCTCGTGCTCGTCTTAAAGGCACTGGTGCTATATCTAACTACGAGCAACAAATTGTAGAAAAAGCAACAACAGGTAGTATTGATGATTTAACTATTCCTGAAATTCAAGTATTGACAGATGTAGTTGAGCGTAATGCAAAGTCCACTTATAATGACTACACTCGTAAATTACAAAGTATTAAAGACCCTGATTTAGTTAATATATATTCTCCAAAAGCAATGCCTACAACAGGTGGTTCTTCTGTTGATTCACTTGTAAATAAATATAAAACTAAAAGGTAAGTAAAATGGCAACTATTCAAGAAATAGAAGATGCTTTAAGTAATGTAGATAAAGCTTTACAAGCGTCACCTAATGACCCTGTTTTGCTAAAAGAAGCTAATCAATTAGCGGATGCTATTGCAGAGATGTCAGGTCCACGAAATGCCATAGAATCTGCTCAACAATTTAAAGAGCCTTATACTATTAGCCCTGAAGCCATTGCATTAGGAACTTTAGCTGGAACAGTGTTTGGTGGCGGTGAGGCTGTCTTAGGTAAAGGTGCTTTAACTGCTGCTAATGCTGCTTGGAAAGCAATCAAAGGTGGAACATCAGGTGTGGCTTCAACCACTGCTGGTGAATTTGTAAGGGAAGCTACCAACAACTCACCTGAAGGTCAAATGTGGGCTTTTGGGACAGAACTTGCTACAGGTGCAGTTCCAACTCTAACAGGCGACTTAATCACTAGAACCCCTTTGTCAGGTCTTATTGCTTTAGGTTCAACTGTAACAGGGGGTGGTGGTTATAGTAAGGCTAGGGCAGCAAAAACAGTAGCAGCAGGTCGTAGTGAATCAGATATAGCGGCTCGTAATAAACTATTTGGTGCTGAAAATAGAAAAGCAGGTGTTGCTACAGATGTATTTACTGCTCAACAAGAAAAACTTGATGCTGATATAGTATCTAGTATAGGTGTCCAAATAGCTCAAGCTGAAAAACCTGTAGGGGCATTAAGAAAATATTTTTATACTACTTTTGATAATAATAGTTTTAAAGATAGTCCTGAAGCTAAAGATATGCTAATAAGATTAAAACAAGGACCATCTCAAGGTTTCTCTAAAAAAGAAGATTTTGGTACAATTGTTAATTTAGTTAATGGTCAAAATTCTAAAGACCCTTTAATTGCAAAAGGTTGGAATAGTAAATTCTTAAATACTATACAACAAGCTGAACCTGAATGGAATGGTATTAAGATTAGTGATGATGCTTCTGCATTGTTAAAAGAATCTGTAGATAAATTTACACAACGAGTTTCAGGAACTCCTTTGTATTCAACTTTAAAAGAAATGGAATCTAATGGTTATGTAGCAACTGCTAGGGATAGTATTCCTGTAATTATAAACCAAGGATTTACAGGAGAGCTAACTGATATGGCAATTGAGAATATTGGAAAATCTGCAGTAGGTAAACGAGATTTCCGTATTGCTTTAGCAAGCTATTTAAAAAATTTACCTGAAGAAGAAGCTTTATCTGAATTTAATAGATTATATCCAAAGATTGCTAAATTAAAAACAATAGATGTTGGTGAGTTAGCAACACTAAAATCACAAGTTTCTAGATTTTATAATAAAACTAAATTAGGTAAAACAAAAGATATTACGGCTACTGCCTTAAAATCATCAATTATTCGTGGTGTGATACCTGCTGAGCTATCAAGTAGGTTTTTACAGGATGAAAATACGGCTTTAGAACCATTTAATCAGTAAAATAGCTCTAAAACGCACATAAAGGGGTCTAGAAGCGAATATCATATAAAACTGATACCGTTACATAGACCCCTCTTTTTAAACAAGCCGTAGAGCTTGATTTTAGTGCAAATTTTACTACTTATTCATCACATACATAGTTACTTCAAAACCAAAGCGCATTTCTGTTGCTGAAGGGGTAGTCCACATAATATTCTCCTTAGTTATATAGTATAAACTTATACTATACTACTATTATATCATAAGATAAGTTTATTGTAATCAGTAAAATCATTATTTGTCAAACATCAAACGAATAATAAATAAATCTACTACAATCACATGACCACTTTCCTCACCAAGCATACGCTTATCAACTAACTCAAACCCGACCATCATTCCTGTAATAAATTCTACTGATACAAACATAATTATCCTTTAAGTTTGGCGAGGTATGCCATATCTACATGAGCTTCTTTTCCATCGGGGAGTTTGGCAATAACTGTATCAGGATAATATCCCCTCTTGATAACTTCCACTTCACAATCTAGCTGAACGTGCCATTGCTTTTGGTCTACTTTTACTTTTGCTTTTTTTACCATATATCCTCCATCTCGTCAGCTAACTCTAATTGTATCTTTTTGGCATATTTCGCTATCTTATCCTCAAAGGCAAACACTAAATCCTCTGCGGTAATTTCCAATAGTTCAAATATCTCTAACTCATCTAACTGCTCAAGCATTACCTCTTGCAATTCTTTAATCGTCAGCACTCTCAAACTCCTTCAGTAGTTCAATAAAATGAATAGCTTTATCTAAATCCTGCATACCGCCCTTATCTCGCCATCGACAAAGGTATTTGATTGCTGTGGCTTCTAGGTAAGGTATCCCATTCTTGTAGCAAAATTCGGCTGGTTGTATCTTAAACTTCTTGTAGTGGTCACCACCTATTTGTTTATCAACTGCGTTCATACTGTTTCCTTTAATCTTTATATAAGTAATTTAATACTTTTTTATTTCTAATCTCTTGTTCTCTTTCTTTGCTTAATTCTTTAACAGGTGGTGAGTTTTGTTGTCTAGGATTTTCAGTCTGTTGTTCTTTGGCAAATTCTAATAATCTATCATCAAATAAAGCATCCATTAAATTAGTAATTCCATAATAAGAATACCATTGTAATTCGCCTAGAATTTTCCACCTACTTTTTTTATATGCAATTAATATTTTATTATTAACTCTTATTCCTTGAATGCTATCTTTTATATCTACTGTTCTATCTGTGGCAAAACAATATTCTTCTATTTTTTTAGCTTTTACATATCCAGCAAGACTTTTTATATAACTGCCCATATACTTTCCTTATTTTTTATATCTTTTCCTTAAATACCTTAAACTAATTGGACATTCATCAAACATACCATCCTTGACATCAAACAACATATACAAGCCCCTGAAGTGGCGGTTGGTTTGGTGATTTAGGTAATGCTCCTCGTGCTCGTAACAACTACCTGTGATTAGAGCCATAACCTCTGACCCATCAGCCCTTAATCCGTAAGCAATATCTCTACCTTGTTGATGCCCTGCAATACAACTCTGATGATGCTTAGCAAGCAGAGCACGGGCAGTACCACAAGGGCGACCCATAACACCAGCAACAAAGTAATGACAGAAAGCAATACCTTCAATAATGATAGGTTGCAGAAAAGGAACAGTTTCCCAGCCAGCTTCTTCATATTTTAAATCCTCCAAGGATATTAGTCCATCTAGTTTAGGGTCGTTGTCAATTGCCCGATTTATGCGGTTCTCGTGATTTCCATACAGCATAACCATTCGGGGGTTCCAGCGAGGTTTATGGTTGTCTATCCTCCGTTGCTGTTCTTCTCGGATAGGTGTCAGGAGTTTATCCATTGCCTCGTGAACCACCTTGATGTCTGCTTTGTAGCGTTGCCCCTCCATACTCTTGCTACCAGCCTTATCATGGCTAGACAAGGATGGCATATCTGCGAAATCGCCCAACATAACGATTATGTCAGGAAGCATATCAACAGCATATTTCCCAATGCGTTCTAGGTATTCTAGGTCGTCATTAGGTCTGACTTGAGTGTCAGGTATCACCATCATTCTTTTAGACAT